TGGTTTTGATACGCATCACCGTAATCTTTTGCGCGGTCGCCGTTAATCAACTGCTCCGCTTGCTTGAGTATCTCTTCGCGCCGCATCATTCATCCTTCACAAACTCTTTGCGTTTCTTATCAAACGTGAATTTAACGCTGGGGATGTCGTCGTCTGGAACACTGGGGTCGTTCCATAACTTCTCAGCACGTTTTTGCTCGAAATCAATGATCCCGTTTTCTTTTAACGTAGCACGACGTTGCTTCTCGTACTCTTGCCATTCGGTCCAACTCATACCTTTCATAGGTCATAACTCCTTGTTACATCTTCTGCATCTACGATATATAGATTCTGTTTTGCACGAGTGACACCAACGTAAAACACGCGGTGCATATCGTCTGGGTTAATTTGCATTTCATTGTCGGCTGCTGGGCTCAGGTCCGTGAACAGCACGACGTTTTCCGCTTCCCCACCTTTTGATCCGTGGATCGTGGACGCTGTAATGCGGGGGATGCCATTGAACTTCTCGCCGCGCCGCAACAGCGCAGTGACATAGGCCCGGTCGGTTTCCGGTAGCTTGTCCATGGCTTCGGACCAGATCATGTCCTTGGTTGCCAGCAAGCCGTGTTGAGAAACTAAATTTTCAAAAGTTATCAGGTCCGTGTCGTCTACGCCGGGTAGCTTTTTATAGCCTCTGGTAACGCGGTCCTTGATTGACATGTAGCTGTAGATAATCCGCGCTACCTTCCCAGACACTTCTTTGTCCTTGCGTAGCTGCTCCCATCCGTTGACGGCCTCGCTTACTTTCTCACTAATGGACCGTTTGCCGCGGTACGTGAACAGGTATCCACCGGAGCGCAGGTCGTAATACACGGGCTGTAGTTGATAGGCTGCCTGCGACAAAATCAGCCAAGACCCCTGCGCCATGTCCAAAGAGTTAATAGTGTTAATACGCGTCACATTACCTCGCTCAGAGCGGGGTTCGTATTTTTTCGGAAACCGTCTCGTAATGCGACGCACCACTTTCTCTGCCACTTCATGCACTGCAAGAGGTATGCGGTAAGACTGAGACAAAGTTTCGGACCCGCCTTCCAAGTTAATAAAATGGTCTACGTCAGCGCCAGCCCACCGATAGATAGCTTGGTCATCATCTCCCGCGCAGTACATCCGCTTTGAATGGCTGTCCAAGATATGGGCTATGTCCCATTGTAGTGGGCTCAAGTCTTGCGCTTCGTCTAAAAAGCAAAGGTCAAAGTCTGGGCAGAACTTATCTGCGCCTTTGGCAAAGTGTTCAAGCATGTCTGTGAAGTCATAGAGACCCATGCTTTCTTTGTAGTCACGCAGGCATTTGTCTACATAGTTGACGATGTTCCAATCTTCTTCAATGTGACTTTGGTTGTACTGCTCCCGCAGATCAACCTTGCGTAGTCGCGCCAAGTTAATCAAGCCAAGCACTGGGTCGCTGCTGTTCACCATACTAGGGATGTCATCGTCGATGGACGTGTTGCGCCCACCTAGCGTGATACCAATATGGTTACTCAGTTCCTTGTAGTTCTCATCCTGCATCACCTGTTCCGGACGGATGTCGGTCATGGTGAGCGCCAGCGAATGAAGTGTTCTGAAGAAAATTAAATCTTTCTTCGGGTCCAAGTTGAACCGTGCGGCTGCCCGTTCTTTGGCTTCGTTTGCTGCTTTGCGAGTAAAGGCAAGGAATGCAATCCGCTCCGGGTGTATCCCATCTTCTAGCGCCTTATCTACCATGTTAAGCAGGGTAGTGGTTTTGCCAGTTCCGGGCGGTCCAAATATCCTAAACATTCTTCTTCTCTTTCTCCCGCCTATATATTTGCTGGACACGCTGTTTTGATATGTTGAAGAACTCAGCTACCGCCGTCATGGTCATTTTATCTTGGTCGATCATGCGGACAATTTCGCGGTTCCTCATTTTGATTACTGCACTGGTGGGCATCAGAACGGGGCCTCCTGTTGTGATCCGAACGACGGTGGATCAATTTCAAAATCTACACTGTCAAATGCTGGGATTTGCCAGACACGCACCGCCCTGCCCTTGATCTTTAGCACCACACTCTCACCGTTTATGTCGCGTAAACGCTGGGCAATCTTGTGGCTCTTGTATTCAAAAAACTTATTCTTGCGGAGAAAAGCCTCGAAGTCCTTAAGTCTGAAAAACGTAATGTTCTTCTCATCATCAGTCCACGGTCTGCGTAATAAGATTTCCTCCTTGTCTTGCGCCTGCTGTAGGTGACGGCAGAACTCTTCGAGATAATCGTAGAACTGACCGCTGATGCTGGCGTCTTGTGCCACCTCAATGATGGCGCTTTCGTTGTCTCGCATCTCTGTTAACAACGTGCTGATCCTGCTTTCCCACTGGGCCTTGGCGACGGAGCGCGGCATGAAGTTAAGCTGCTCCATGCAAGCCTTCTGGAAAGTGCCTTGGTTCATCAAGGCGTCGGTATCTAACTCTAATGGCTCACCGTTAACGTCCATGAACCAGACCGGTGGGGTTGAGTTGTATTTGCGTAGGTTCGCAATGGTCGCCCCTGCTACGGCTGCGCCGATACCAAACTTCTTGGTAAGACAAAGCTGTTTGTTGCAGTGCGAATTGATTGGAGCGTCGTTACATTTGTAGGCGTAGTCTTTGCGCTGCACCTGCTTGGCAACTATGTTGACCTCCGACAATGGCAATGGCGGAGATAGGTACTCCATGTTGAACTTGAGTATTTCAGATTCCCAACTATCGGGGTACGCTTTCCGAAGATATACCCCCAAGTTGAATAGACCATTATTTCTGCCTCCTTCACTGATACCAGAACTGCAAAGTATCTGTAGGCATGGCGGACCATCCGGCAGTAGGTCGGTCGGACCGCTTCCTGCTACTTGTAACTTAATGATTTCTTCGGGAGTTTGAACATGTTTATCGTACAGTTCAAAAAATTCTACGAGGGTTGCTGATGTACCGTCGTCAAGGAAAGCGTAACGCAAGCCGTCTTCGTGGTCGTAGTACGGCAAATTCAGAAAGTTACCTACATCGCCTCTGTCCAATTGCAGCTTAATTTGCTTGGGGAATATCTCACTCTCGCCAAACCCAAGGGCCGCGGACATGTGTTGCAGAGCCTTCTGCATATCCTTCGCATCCGTCCATCCGGACGCGAACAAGAAACAGTGTGCGCCGCCCGATTTGGAGCGGCAGACTACCAGAGGTAGTTTCATGCGGCGGATTTTATCCACCAGCAATTTGTGATCTAAGGGGTATTGGTCTATGTCAATGCAACCCCATACGCATTGATTGTCTTCATTAATCGGGATAATTCCAAGGCCATTACCTTTGCCCGATAGGTGGTTCTCCCAAAGCTTCGTGGTCCGTGGTTCGCGTGTTACGCCAGCCTTTCCCTGTGCTTTGCCGTTTGCGCCAGTCTTCTCGATTTTAAAGTAGCCATACGCTTCTTTAAGACCGTTAAAGATTGACGAAAATTTTTCAACTGCTGACATCGTTGCCCCCATACGGAAAAAACGGCAGGGCCGAAGCCCCGCCGTGATGAATAATTAGAAAACGGAGGAACCGCCCTCTTCATCATCCGTATGTTTCACAACAACCTCGCCTGCTGAGATACTATCAGCGAAGCCCTTTGCTCGTGTGTAAAGAGCTGCGTCGTCGATGGGGCCTTCACAAGACATTTCCCACCCGTGCCAAGAACCTTTGGAGTTTTCCTCCGCAATGGTCTTGAGGTGGTAGATATGTGAAAAGCGTGGCGGAGTAAACGGTCCGTTCTTGCCCATCATGCTGCGAGACGCCATCATGCTATTCCACTTACGCGACTTCTTGAGCTGCGTAGATTTCATGGCAATCAGAGCGGTCTCATGAGACCCATCCTCGTTGATTAGGATGACGAAATGCTGGTGCGTCTCTTCGATGTACTCGCCATTACCTCCAACAACATAATCTTTGTTGTCGTCGGCAGAGCGTTGCGTCTCAGGACGGCCTTCACCCGGTTCGTAAATTGCCACAGGCGCACCGGTTCCGCTGCCACGCGGAGCCCATTGGATGAACCTACGCTGGTAAGCACACGGCACAACACGAATGCCATCTTTACCTTTGTAAGCCCTCCCGGTTACGGTGTTGTAAATATCGCCCTTACGAGCCGTTTCGTTTTCGTCAAGGACAGGATCGTTTCCTGACAGAACCTTTAAGAAGGGAAGCGCGAGGTCTTCCTGTCCCAAGTTCTCCATTCCACGTCCGGCGTCCTGCTCGAACATCGTTGGATCGAATGCTACGATCTCTTTATCGCCAGCTTTGGCTACTTGCTTATTACTCATTTCTTACCTCTCTTGATAACTGCGCGTTGACCAACCCATGCTCCGAAAAGCTCCATAGGAAACTCCTCCCCGTTTTCTACACGCTCTTTGACAAAAGCCCGTAGTGTCTGCGGGTGTATTTCTGTTTTTTGCTCTGGAACATACCCCTGCTTCTGCGCAAAAGCAGCAAAGGCGCTTGCTAGATCGTCTTCTCCACGACCAAACTGGCAGGCGACAGTATTCTTGATAATGTCGTCGTACCCATGGTCGCGTAGCCATTCATAGGCTTGTGGACGATTGTCTACGAGGATTGAGGCACCATACGTTTGCTTGATGTCAACGGTAGAACCGTCGTCTAAGGCAAACGATGACAACCCAATTTCTGCCAGCATTGCGGGCATCTCTTCATCCGTTAACTTTATAAGCGCCTTCTTCTCCTCCTTGAGTTCAGCCTCAAGAGATTCGATCCGCACTTCTTTGTCTCGGATTGTTCGGGCCAACGCAGCCACCGAAGTTAGGCCTTGCTGGTCGATTTTGTCGATGGACGTTGCGAGATTTTGTTCAAAATCCTGCTCCATCAAGTCGGTTAGGTCACTCATCGTGTTTCTCCTGTCGTGGTTAAAGGCACCTTTTGGGCCTTGACAATTACAGATAATATCTTATACCATAATCTTGTCAAGCGGTTTTTAAAAAAAGAGGAACACGGTGGACTACGAATACAAAACACAGCCTTACGATCACCAAAGACGCGCCTTTGAAGGCTCGTGGTCCGCGGAGTTTTTTGCGCTCTTCATGGAGATGGGCACAGGTAAGACCAAGGTAGCTATCGACACCATGGCTGCGCTGTATGAAGCGGGCAAGATAAAAGCCGCGCTCGTTGTTGCACCGAAAGGTGTGTATGACAACTGGGTAAAAGGCGAAATACCGATTCACCTTCCGGACAGAATACCACGCCAAGTGATCCGCTGGACCCCTTCTAAGACGCAAAAATTTGAAAACGAGCTGAAAGATTTCATCGTAGACCGCACCCCCATGCTGAAGATATTTGTCATCAACGTGGAAGCGTTTTCGACACCACGTGGTGCAGAGGCCGCAGAAGCGTTTTGTTATCAAAATGCAGAAAACATTGTGATAATTGACGAATCGACTACAATAAAAAATAGGAAAGCTGCGAGAACCAAGAACATCATTGCTCTTCAGCGCAGGGCTAAATATCGCCGGATATTGACCGGATCACCTATAACAAAGAGCCCTATGGACCTGTTTAGTCAATGCGGTTTTCTTGCGGAAAAGGCGTTAGGTTTTAATAGTTACTTTGCATTTCAGGCACGATACGCCAACGTCCAGAAACGCACGATGGGACATCGCAGCTTCCAGCAGATTACAGGCTACCGCCGGTTGGACGAACTTTCTGAAAAGTTAGATAGGTTCAGCAGCCGGGTACTGAAGGAAGAGTGCCTTGATCTGCCTGTCAAAGTTTACGTGCGCCGCGAGATAGAACTCACCCCAGAACAAGAACGCTTGTACAAGCAGATGAAAAAGCTTGCGCTGGCAAAATTAGAATCTGGGGAGTTAGCGACGACGGCCAGTGTATTGACGCAGATCATGCGTCTTCAACAAATTTGCTGCGGGCATTTGCAGCCAGACGATGGTGAAATACAGCTCATCAAAAACAACAGGCTCAACGAGCTGTTGGATTTGTCTGAAGAGTTACAGGGAAAGGCTATTATTTGGGCGACGTATACACACGACATCCAACAAATAGCTTATGCCCTGCGCGACCGTTTCGGGCCCGATTCGGTCGCAACCTATTATGGTGCTACACCCCAAGATGAGCGTCAGGAGATCGTTAATCGGTTTCAAGACCGTAACGATCCCCTGCGCTTCTTCATCGGGCAGCCTAAAACAGGCGGGTACGGCATCACTTTAACAGCCGCAAACACGGTAATTTACTACAGCAACAGTTACGACTTAGAAATCCGGCTGCAATCAGAGGACAGGGCGCACCGAATTGGTCAGACCAACAAGGTTACATATATTGACTTGGTGTCGCCTAACACGATTGACGAGCGGATATTAGAGGCCCTGCGTAACAAAATTGACATTGCAGGCAAAGTGCTGGGCGAAGACGCTAAAGACTGGCTTACCTAGCCCAGAGCCAAATAGATCATTAAATTCCTATTTTTTGATTATTCCAAAGCTCGAAAAGGGTCTCTATTTTCTCTTCTTGGGTTTCGGTCTGGCTTCTTAGCCGCCCAAGTTCTATTTCCATGACCCGCATTTCGCGTTTCAGTTCTTGGATTTCTTGCACTTTTTCTTCTAACGCCATAATTTTGGCGTTTTGAATTAGATCGTCTGGTAAAGCGCCTCTTAAGCCTAAAGGCCACTCGCGAACAAATGCGGCGTTGTCCTTTATGGTTCTGTCGCTCATTTCGAGGCCATGCTCGACAGTGGTTATTCTGGAGTTTAAGGTAACGTAAGCCGTGGTCGCCATAACAAGTCCTGCGGCCAAAGCTACGAGATTTCTTAGCGGTATCTCGACCCGTGTGTCATCACTGATCTCTGCCATTTTTCATAATCAATACGTTGTTGCCTGCGGTATAGCTGGGCCTCCTACAATCCCCCGATCCATTGGCGTTTGTTGTTCAAATTGGGCCTGTGGCTGCGGCATATATTGCTGCATCATAGGTCCGCCCCCAAAGCCGTAGCTTTGTTCTGCGCCGAAATGAGCGCGTTCTGCTTGGTCAACCAAGTCTAAGAAATGATCTACCTTTTGCTGCTGCTGTTGCATTTCTGGTTGCGCGTAGGTTTGCATTAGATAGTTCTGATATACCCTGAGTGGCGACGATTGCATCATGCCAAACTGCTGGTGGATTTGCTCGAACAAGCCTCCTACCCCTTGTTGAGGTTGAGGGCCCGCGAGCATCGGCATGGGGTCCGATTTGATCGGCTCCCTGCGCACCGGCATTGTCCCATACATTACTTTTTCGTTTAAATCATTAGACATCGGGTCCGCATACGGCGAAGTAATAGAACCACCTTCCTGCATATACTGTATGTAAGGCACT